AGATAACTATAAGAAGGAATGCTGGGGTGAGAAGAGTGCTTTGAAGGCTTGGTTTAAGGAGGCGTTTGCGCCTAAGCAGTGGCCGACTAACTTTGATGTGCTCTCTGAGGGTGCGCAGGAAGCAGCGCTGACTGCTTACAAGGTTTACTTGTCAGCGGGCGAGGCCCAACAGATCAAGGACCAAGCTGAGAAGGAGCTTTGCGCTGTGCTGGCAAGCGAGCAAGTTCGAAAGATCAGAATGCCAGACGATGAAGTTTACGAAGTTAAATTACTTAAAACGCCATTCGAACATTTGGCGCTTCGAAGGGGGAAAGTGTGAGTGTGTTTTATTACTCATTTTTTATAAGCTTTATATTTATCATGTGCATAATCGTTTCAACTAGTCGTGGAGGTAACGAATGACACCAGAAGGGATAATCTACTTATCGTTTTTCTTCTTCGGCTTTGGCTTAGGATTAGTTCTATTTGAGAAGATGATTACTGGAGGCGACGACGATGGCCAAGATTAGCTTTAACGGCGAAGAATTTGCCCTCCTTTACATAAGCTTAGACAGATTAGTTAGGGCCGCGATTAACAAGAAAGCGAATAAGGCAGAGTTTAACCTTTACAAGGAGCTCTTAAACAAGTTTACGCAGGATGTGCTGCCTACACAAACAGATATAGAGGTATCAATGCAACGTCGACACTTACGAGCTATAGAAGAGCTCACTGATGCAGGTATAAATACAATTCAAGAGAAGGCGCTACCTAAGCTTGCGGAGAAGGCGCGAATAACTCCCGAAGGCGTTGACGCCTACATCCTTCGCACTAAGCATATGCTGGCACACCTAGAAGCGATCAATAAACGTGTAAAGGCGCTCCTATGACAGGCGAAGCCTACACGCTCTTTATTGAGCTTATGCATGCAAACACTAAACAACCAATAGTCGTCTACGTACCAAACATATTCACGTTCTACTACTCAGATGCCCACAAGTCGACACTCCTAATTGCCAATGCTGGCGGGATCATTCCAGTTGAAGAAACAACAGAGCAAGTTAAGGCAGCCATCCTTAAAAGGACATCAGTGCAAATACCCAAGGTGCGAAAGAACCTTAACCGCAAGTAGTAAGTCCGGTTACTGTATAAAGCATAAAGAGTATACCCCAGAGAGCCGCTTCAGAACTTTAACTAAGAATGCTAAAACCAGAGGCATAGCAGCCACTATTACCTTTAAGGAATATAAGGCCCTCACAGAGGACTCCTGCTGTTATTACTGTAAAGATGATCGCTACACTACTGGAAGCGGCCTAGACAGAATGGACAACCGCTATGGCTACTCTTTAAAGAATAGTGTCCCCTGCTGTGAGCAATGTAATAAGCTTAAAGGCTCTCATTTAACAGTAAAGGAAACACTCTTTTTAGTTGACTTACTGCGCGTTTTGCGATATGATGGCGCTGCAAACATCAACCAGTCACAGTCGTTGGCTGGCTCAAACAATAATAAATACGTTTGGCAATCACGCCAAGACAATAAACATAAAAGGAGGCAAAAGCACATGGCTTTTACCGATATCAGTAAAGACGCCGGATTCGAAGGCGGATTTAAAAAGCTTACAGGACTTAAAGTAGGCGAATCAATTACAGGCTACGCAGTAGGCGTGGATGAATCTAAACACGTTCGAGCACCAGGTGCACTGTCGCTGATTATGCGAATCGAAGGCAAGCGCGTTTCAGTAAGTGTTGCTGGCAACGTTAAATGGTTACTTAAAGACGGCAAGATTAAAACTGATGGCCCAAATACAAAGATTACTCGTATCGCTGACGCCCTTTCCGGCGGCAAGCTCTCTACTAAATTTACTGTAGAGCAAGACTTTGCAGACGTGTATAGCGACAATAATGTTGGCGTTAACACGCTTACTCCGATTAACCAAGCCACGGCAGGCGCGAGTGTAGCAGATAGAATCAAAGCGCTCAAACAGGGATAATGGCTGCAGCAGTTAATCGCAAAGATTTAAAAGTTAAAAAAGATAAAGAAGTAAGATTGGGGCTCATAACTATGCTGCCCCTTCTTGTTAACTACTATGAACTTAGTAAGAAGGACGGCCATCAAGATATAGACCTTTCTTTAGAGGATGTTTATAAGTACTTAAATAAGTTCTTCTTTAATGTTGAGCTAGGATACGTAGAGCGCCTGATGTCGGCTGGGCAAATTGCTTCCGAGGGCGGGGCCAAGTTTTGGCACCCACATGATGCACCCTTTAATCGCATCGTCAACGAAGTCACATCAGAACTAAACCGTAGATATATTGTAAATTGGAATAAGGAATATTGCACACTCGATCTAGTTGATCGGCGTTGGAGGTACTAGCATGAATATGCTTGACAGTTTAGGCGGACGAAAGTTCGTCGGTTTAGTGTTTATTTCATTAGTTGGGATTGCTTTAGAAGTGAACCACAGCGGTGGTTTAAATATAGAGGTTGCTGGCTTCTTAGCGACTATGTATGGAATGTTTATTGGGGCGAATGCTTACTTAACAAAGAACTTAATGGGCGCTCAAGTGCCCCCAATAGATGTAACGCCTGTCGAATTAACAGCAGACGAGCCTGCTGAGCCGGAGCCCGAAGCGCCTACTGCAACTCCGGCAGCGACGTTCGCGCCTAACCAATTAGCCAACCTAGAGCAAGCACAAGTCCTACAAATGCAACACATGCAAGGCTTACAACAGCGAGTAGATAACTTGCAAAAAACAATGGTAGCTATGATGAAGTTGCAGGAGCCCCATGGAAATTAAATTAGAGTACGACCAGAACTTTAAGAAGGCTAACAAGCACTTTAAGTTAATGGGTAATAAGTTATTAATTGAGCGGGTAGAACTTGGCGAAATTAAAACTAAGGGCGGCTTACTATTAGGGAATGCTGCAAACGTCAGAGAGGATCTACGAATTCAAAAGCCCCATGTTGGTTACGTGCTAGCAGTTGGCGAAGGGTATTACGACGCCGACAGCGACAAGTACCAGCCTCTCGATGTTAAAGTCGGTAACTTAGTAGTGCTTAATAGCTTAGGTGTGCAGTACTTATCGACGCTTCCCGGAGTCGCAGGCTACAGCGGTAGCAAAGTCGGCCTAACAACCGAAGGCGACGTGCAGTTTGTTTTTGATTCTAAAGACGCTTTCTCTTCATACATTAAGGCATTAGAGTTATGAAAGAGGCGAAGGAGCTTTCTACAGCAGACTTAGCTGAAATACAAAGCTACTTTATGGAGCTTTACGTAAGCTCTGCTGTGCATCCTCATGATAGAAGCGCAGTTGGAAACTATAACTGTAGACTTTGGTATCAAGCAGTTATGCGATTTTTGAGTAATACTTCACAGCAAGAATGATTATAGCAATAGCTCCGTAGGCAATATAACTTTGCTTATGGAGCCATTTAACCTCTGTTTCTAGAACACGCGTCCGACGCATATGTTCTTTTAAGTCTGCTTCAATGGCAGCAACAGTAGCGCCCATCTCGCCTACTTGTTTTTGTATATCTAAAGCTACTTCGAAAAGTTGATTATTTTCCATAAGTTTTAGCTGCCCTCTTCATATCCTCGCCAACACCCTTTAAATCTCCGGTCTGAATAGCATTTGAAACTTTCTCTACTGCCTGCTGCGCATTCTGTACTTGAGTAATTGGCGCTATGTTCAGTAATTGCATAATGTTTTGATTAGCTTGTGGGTTCGTAAACATTTCTAGTTTAGCTGCTTGTGGTAGTTCACTGACCATTTTATTAACTTTCGCGTGGTTAGTAAGTTTACCTAATTTAACTAAAGCATTTCCGGCCATGCGTGGGCCAGTTACCATTGAGGGTACCGCGGACCATCCAGTGCGTGACTCCATAAATTTGGGGGCAAACTCTATTCCAGCGTTCGCAATAGCTAGATCATCAAAGATTTTATTTGCGGGCAATCCTGTCTCTGTAAGTAATTGATGTAAGCTATTTTGCAGGGCTGCGTTTTTTCCATCAACGTTTAAAATGCGTTGTATAGTTCCATCAACCTTTGCTGGATCTACACTCCTTTGTATGTCTTCAATTAATCCTAAACGTCTCGAAGCGCCTGCCTGTGCTTTTTCATAACCTGCCGCCACATCTTTACTTACTTCTTTTGCTGCCCATAACTTAGTCTCCTCAAGTCCGGCCCTTGCCTTTGCCATCAATGCTTTCGTAGGACCACTAGAAGTTAACTCAGTTCCCTCGAACAACTTTGAGCCCTCCATCATTGTGTTTAGCTTTTTAGTGACTGGGGTTAATTGCTCAAAGGTTAATGATCCTGAGGCGGCTCGACGCTTTAGTTCTAACATATCCTCAAAGATTATTTTTAAATCTGAAAAGTCCTTGGAGCGCACAATCTCTTGACCGAAGCGGTCCTCGGCATTTTTGCTTTTACCTATCCATTTAAAGACGCCATCCTCACCGCGCTCAGCTACCTTCTCATTGACCATAGATTGTAAATAACCATCTAATGATGCAGTATGATCTACAGAGACTTTCTGTGTCTGTAATTCTGGGCCTAAAGCCATTATCTCATCTGTGTGCATATCTCGAGATTTAATGACGCTTTTTCTTACAGAATCCTCAAGTGTTTCTCTTGCAGCTTGTCTGTTTGGAGATTCGCCTAATTGTCTAGTGACACTAGCATCGCCTCGCTGAGCAGCTGCCCGAAATTCAGGACTGTCGATTTGATCCATAAATTTAATTTCAGATTGCATGGCAGCCTCTACTGCTTCTGGGTGAGTGATTGCTACTCGCCCTGAGAGCTTTGAGGTGTTGGTTAATTGTCCTAGTGCATCTGAAGCGGTACCAATCATATTACTGGGCACTACCTTATTTAGCTTCCCAAAAAACGCGCCTGCTTTTGAGGCTAAATATTTCGCTGGCGCTCTAGCAAGTGGGGCCGCCATTTTTACGCCGGCTATTGCTAGTGGTGTAGCAATCTCTAATACTACAGCTGTCATAAATTCTTTACCTAATTCACTACTAACTGTCTCTAAATCTAAATCAGTGCGAATACCGCGGCGAGAAGCTTCAGCCATTTGCCAGCCTTTTGCTGCCGTATAGGCGCCTGCAGAACCTAAAACTATTCCAGCGGGGCCCGCGGGTATTCCAGCGATGCCGCCAAGGATCGAAGCGGTCACTGGTAGCGCTTCATTTGCTACGTGTGCAATTGCTCCATCTTCAGCTGTATACCATTCGCCATCTTTTTTAACTGTAAACTTACCTTGAGCATCCATACGTGTATTCTCAGCACCGTAGTTAGCAGCGAGCACTCTATGTTTATCTTTGGTAGTTTTAGCTGTAAGTAAATCAATCTCTTGCATAAAGCCTATACCGTTAGTCGCAATTGGCAGCTCCGGACTAGAGAAGGGAACTTGCTTTAAATCCGCTTCGTTCCAACGTCCATCAGCTTTAAGTAGACCTTGCACGTCTATATCTTGCTCAACGTCCTTATCTAACTGCGGATCATAAACAGAAATCTTCGCAGATCCATCTTCGTTTTTGCCAATAACTTTGGCGTTATATTCTTGCTGTAAATACTCTGTGATTGATGCCATTACCTGCTCTGTGGTCCACGATTAATTTTAAATTTTGAGAGCGCTGCACGCTTGTCCGCGGGCACTGCTCCTAATTGTTTTGCTTGCTCATCAGACATTTCTAATCCGAGACGCTGTAAATCTTTGGTATCTATTGTACGGCCAACAGAGTGTGCTCCTGCCTTTAGTTCGTTACCTAAACTACCTTTTAAATTATTAGATACAGCTTTATAAGATTCATAACCTGACCAAGCATCGCTACCGTCTGGAATGACATGTTTCATTTGCTCCAAATCCAATTCTTGAAGTACTCCGAGTTTATACTTTTCCTTTCCTTTTAATAGCAGGTCCGTAAATTTGGCTTTTAATGTTTTAGCTCGCTGCTTTTTTAAAGGGGCGCTCCAACTAGTGACACCGCCATCCTCGACGAGTGCATCCATTTCCTTAAGGGTGCTTGCAATATCTTCTACCACTCCGGCCTTTTCTCGATGCTTTGTAGCCTCCTCTTTGGACATCTGCACGTACTTGCCGCGATCTAAAGAGACTTGGCCTGTTTGGGGGTCCTGAACTGTGGCTATCTTATAAAGAGGTACGTTCTGCTCAGCCATAGTCTCCAAGAATTTAGCTTGTGCATCAGTGCCCTGAGCCCTTCTATCGTGTTTGTCTTTTGCATTTATTTTCTCGATGTCATAGTCCGTTTGCTTGCGGGCTTGCTTATTCCACTCACCATAATTTTGGTTCTGTAAGGTGGTCGCTTGCTTCTGTAATTGGTTATTGCCAGAGAGGCCGGCTTCAATCTGCAATTGTTCGACACTACCAAAATTCTTAGGAGCTAAAGCTTGGAACGCCCCTTGAATATGGGCAGCATCGGTGCCAATACCTGTAAGCCTTAAAGCTAAGTCATTAGCCAATTGTTGATGTGCTTGGCGCTTCTGTCCTTCATCTTGTATGTTTAAATTAATATCGTCGACAGCTTTCTGTGCATTATTAACCGCATAAGCAGTTCCAGCTTGCTGTATACCTTGATTCAACATTTGTAACGACGTTAAAAAATCACTCATTCCTGACATAAATTACTTATCCTCCGCCAAAGGCAGATAGTCCTTTAAATACTGTTCCAGTCATTGCGGCACCCATACCTAATGCAGCCAGTGGTCCACCACCACTCTCACCAGTTTGCGTACTCCATTTGTTAGCAGTAGTCTTACGCCACTCACGCTCTTGATTTTGCAACTGTGAGCCTAAGCCTAGAAGCGCTTGACGATTAGACATCGCTTGCATCGCTAGTTGCCCTTTGATGGCGTTTGCATCTTGCATGTAGCCTATGCGCTGTCCTGGTAATTGCTGAGCGTACTGCGCGCCTATAGCGCCTTGCTGTGCTTGCATCATTGCTGTGCTGTGGCCTTGGTACTGACTCATTTTATTTTGTAATATTGGATCGCTGCCTGGTCGGCCCAATTGATCAGCTAGTGCTAAGGCACCTTGGCCTTGCTGTCTATACTGCTCTTGTGCTGCCACCATCTGCGGTTGCATCACTTGTTGAGCGTACGAGTTAGCCTCGCTTAAATCAGACTGCATTGGCCTGCCGCCATTTTGCGAGTACTGCTGAAGCATAGTTGCAAGTGCTTGTGAGCTATTTCGTGAATCCTGGACATCGAACATGCCAGGCCCTTGGTTTACTAAGCCTTCCATACCTTTATATTGGCTGTCTATGTTGCCGCGAAGTTGCTTCTCAAAGTCACTCTCTGGAGCTAAGTTATAACCAGAGTATTGTCGATTCTCTGTTTTGTCGGGGTCGCTGAAGCCTAGGCCGCCGCCGCTACCGAAGTCTGCGCCTGCGAACATTCCAGGAAGTCCTGCGACACCGCCAACACTGGCGCCATAGAAGCCGCCTACTGCTTTACCTACATCACCCATACATTGTACCTCGAGTTGGTCCATACCCAGGGGGGCCCATGTTATCCATAGGTCCGCCGGCCATTGGGCCATAGCCTTGTTGTTGCTGGGGCTTGCCGCCACCACTAAACGCTGAGTATCCACCAAGCGCTGTGCTTGCGACACCCATGAAGCCTGTTAAAGCGCCTTTAAGTCCGCCGCCGCTTTCCTGTACTTGTGAGCCAAAACGTCCGCCAGTTTGAAGGCGCCAATCACGCTCCATTCCCAAATTCTGTGAACTCATGCCGAGCATTGTTTGCTGGTTCTGCATGGCCATTGAGGCGCGTGAACGATTTACGTCAGCAAGCTGTGAAGTGTAGCCTAGACGTTGACGAGGTTGTGCGAGTGCAAAGTTAGAGGCATACTGTGATTGAGCTTGGTTTAGTTGCCCAGCCATCTGTGATTGCTGCTGTGCTAGTTGTGCTTGTATTTGTGGATCATTTGCGCTTCGACCCATCTTCGCAGCCATCTGCTTGGCTTGTATATTCTGTTGATCAAAGTCGTAGTTCATTTGTAATTGCTGTGGAGCAAATGCTTGTGATGCAAACTCATTAGCATTATTCCAATCTTGCGTGTTTGGCTGACCACCTGTTTGCGAGTATTGACGAAGCATATCTGCTAGCCCGCGATCGGTACCTGCAGCGTTCGACATTGCATTTGGGTCAATGCCAGCTTGTAAAAACTTATTCATGTCTCCGTACTGGCCTTGATTGCGCTCACGTAGCATACGCTCAAACTCACTCTCTGGCGTAATCTCCCTTCCTGAAGTGCCATCAGCGCGTGTTTGATCTTTTGCTGTGAAAGGATCTAGTATAGCGCCCATTTAATTTATTTCCTTAACGAAAAAGATTGCATCGTTAGCAGCGCTTTGAAGCGTGAATCCACATGCAGTCACCGCTTTCAAGGAGGTCGTTGAACCATTGGCGCTGGGCCTGACAGTAACTAAAAGCTTTTTAATGCCTCTTAGCTTGGCCTCGGAGGCGGCCTTCTCAAGTAATTCGCGGCCAATTTTAGTTCGTCTAAACTCTGGTGCGACGTAAACATTCTCGACGTAACACATGTCGTTTGTATAAAAATACGTAGCAAATCCTTCGGGGCGCTCAATAATCTGCTTCCCTTCGCGTTCTAAAATGTATTGTCCATATAAGCTTTTTTCGATCATTTTTTAGTATTTTATAATATATTGTACGTAAGCGTTTATAGGTCGTGTCTCATTGGCTCCAGAAGTATCAGTGCCTGTAATCCCAGTTGTATTTGTAGTAGTATCGTCAGTGTCGCCCGTATTCCAAACGCGGCCAGCAGCATCGCTACCAGTAGCAACGCCGTAAGCGGCTCCATCCTGCTGATGCTTATGACCAGGATCTACGATAGAGTGAAAGTGAGATGCGTAGGCGCTTCCTTGAGTAGATCCAACATTATCGCCAGTCACGCCCCCAGTAGCCATAGCTACCCGGGTTGCTCTGTCTGGATCATTAGCACTTGAGTTTGCGCGTCCACGAAGAAACATGCCTTTGTAATCAGGGACGTTAAAAGTAGTGGTGCCGTTGCCTTGTCCGTGTGTAACGCCGATTATTCCAAAAAGCGTTGCGTAGGTAACGCGGCTGACTGCCGCCCCCTCACAAAGGAGCCAGCCAGTTGGAGCACTTGTGCCTGCATATGCCAGTACAGCGCCTACAGGAGTTCGTTCTACCGCTTCTAATTTTAAGCGAGTAACGTTAGCATCGGTAATTTTAACTGTGGTGATAGCATTCGTAGCAATCTTGGCCGTCGTAATTGTAGAGTCGATGATTTTAGTAGAGGCTGTGATGCCTGCGTCCTGTATATTGTCGTCGTTTAATTTCGTAGAGTTTAAAAACGACTCAACATCATCTAGGATTGCATCTAAATCAGCGGCAAAAAGTGTTACTGTGTCCGCATATGTTCGTCTGATATCTATTTGTGACATTCCCTTCTAGACCTCGCGCATACCCGCCGGCTGCACCAATTATAGCCTATGGAAAGGCCTTCGGCCTCTATTCGTCGCCGGTCTCTTGAGGGAACTCCGCTGGCTCCCACTCAATGGCATAGCCATAAATATCGCCCTCTTCGGCCAGACCACTCTGACGCACTTCAAGTGTGATACCGTGGCCAATACCATCTATGGGTAGTGTGTAGGGGGCAAAGAACGTATCAGCCCCTAAAGTACTTACTCCTAAATGAAACGACACCCCTAAAAGATCACCACTTGAACTGCCTGTAAATGTAAGCGTTTGGGCAGAATGCGTATCTATTTTAGCTATTACGGACAGGGAGTATCCTGCGCGAGGCTTAAAGAATATAGTGACGCGCTTAAAATTTTTAAGTGTGAGCACGTTATTATCAGGATAAATGGTGCCTGATTTTATATAGTAGGGGATTGCTTCATTAGTATAGTCAACGAAGGTTCCATTTTGCGCTTTTACTATCTTGCCGCTATTTGTAGCTATTAATAAGGTGTTTACTGATGTGAATAACGCATTAGTCATAGCTGTAGCAGCTAAGTCTGGCCATTGATACCATTCTTTATTTATGATGTTATAAAGCCAAACAATATCGGGCGCGCTCGTATCAACTTCAGAGACGGCGAAGGCGACTGAGTTTAGGAACGGGATATAAAGCGTCTTTGTAAATTCAAGCCTACTTGGGAGCCAGTCATTAAATGAAGGTTGTATTTTGGTGCTTAGATATTGGCCTTCGAAGTCGCCGAAGCTGGCAGTTGCGCCGATAGAGTGTACACCACGCTTTGAAACATAGTAAACATCGTCTTGATCTAGTGCTGCTACTGCATCCTGCGCGATACAACCAATGCCTTGAGAGACATCTAATATCTGAAAGTTCTCCGGTGAGTCACCAACAACTTGGTAGATCTTATTTTGTTTACTTACAAAGATGCGGCCTTTGAATGCGAATATGCTGGAAATTCCGGTCGGATCACCATCACCGGGACGAATATCTAGAGCGCCCGAATCGTCTGCTCCATTCCACTTCTCGGCATTGGCTGTTGCTGAATAGTGTAAACGATCTTTGTTTGCTTTATCGTTAGTCCAAACTCTGTTTAAGTGGACTGCGCAGATAGAGAAGTCTGGTGGAGTTCCGCCTAAGTCTACCCAATCAGTGTCGCTTTCTGGGTAATATTTCGAGGGCACGTTACCTGTTCGAGTTTGTGCCACTATAAGGCGTTCGTTGAACACGACGCTACAAACTTTCGTGGAGGTTCCCACACGAGCAGTAGCACCGCTGTCTTTAGTAATCTCTTTTCGGTTGCCACTAGAATCGTAACGAACTATTTTAGGCTGTGAAGTTATTCCAACAATTCGTTGGGCTAACGCCGATCCGGTCCAGCGCCAATAGTCTACGAGTTTAACAATTGGGTAAGCGCGCGCTACTGTGCAGGTTGTCGTTGCAGTAGAGGTTTCAGTGAGCGAGCCGACTGCAGTGTAAGTGATTGAGTCGTCGGTGATCGTTGTTGTCGTTATGGCGGCAACTGTGCCGGCGGTTACTTGATAGTAAGTGTATTCATTACCACTTGTTGTTGTGGTCGTTACATTAATGCCTTCGCCAACAAAAAGCTTATCTACTGTAGCGTCGGTGACGGCGGCAGCAAATTTAAGTGTACGAGTAGTACCACTAGAACTTCTGTGTGTGACTGCTGGAATGTCACTAAGGGCATCAAAGTAGGTTCTGCCTTCTCGTTTCCTTCTTACACCACTTGTAGTAAATACTATATTCTCAGCTTTAACTAAATCATTTGGTGGGATTACCCCACTATCGACAGAAGTGTTAATACCACCTGTCCAAGGAAGCTGTTGAAATACTTGCGTGCGTCTTGGCATTAATCACCAATCTTCATGATGCTTAAATAATTATCAATCGCATTTCCTGAAAGGACATTGGCAGTCGAGGCATCAAGAGCCCCAAAGCCTTTAATTGAGATGGTTTCCCCTGCAGAAAGTTGTGCGACATCATTAACAGTAGCTCGCCAAGCTGCCGCTGCACCCGTCGCTTGGATCGCTAAACCGCTTCGGCTAATAGCGCCAGCGTCTTTGTAAACTAATATAGTAAATGATCTAGCCACGACTGGTGTAATTGCTGTAGTTGAGAATATTTGCGCAGAAATTGCATATTTACCCGCCACTGGACAGGTCCAAACGCCTGTACTAGAGTTATATGCGTTGTGTGTGTCGAAAGAAACGGTTCCATTCACTGCAACAACTTCAGTATTATAAGTGAGAGTTGTTGAAGCGCTTGTTGCACGCATTCCAACAGTCTCAATTGTTTGCATGTCAACTAGCCCAATATGTGTTGTCGTCGGCACCGCGGCCCAAGTACCTGCAGTTGTTTGTGTCGAAATTAACACAGCAATAAGCCTGTGTGGTTGTGAAGAGCGTGCCGTAGTCGAGTAGACTATGTTGTTAGTGTCCGCAGCACCTGCTCCACCTTCGGCAACTGTAGTGATAAATCTGTTTTCTTTATAAAGTGTTGTTGAAACTGCTAGCTCTGGCGTGCCTGAATTATCTACTAGGTAAACATAAATATTGTGGGCCGTCGCGCTTTTATGACCTAAAGTTGAACCTGAGGACACAACAACGCTTAATGCCCCTGTGATAGAGCGGATATTATAGAGACCGTCTGTGAGTGTGCTTGAGCGAAAGGCTACTTTAACAGCGCCGGACCCACTCGCAGGATTTGTGGAGCCATCCGCTTGTTTAAGCGCAATTGTTAATGCGTTTCCAGAAACAGAGCATGCAAGACCAAGATTTCCTAAATAGTATGGTGTATAAACAGCGAGTGTATTTAGCTGCGTCTGGATTGCGGAAGTAACGCCATTTACATAACCGATTTCTGTTGCTGTTGTGGTTGCTGCAGCTAACTCCGAGCTAGCTCCGGTTACTAACGCGCGTGAGGCCGTTACCGGCGTTGTTACGGTGCCTGTGAATGTTGGCCCTGCGAGGGGCGCTTTTAAATTCATTTGTGTTTGGATTGCTGAAGTTACTCCATTTACGTAACCAATCTCAACTGCTGTGGTAGTTGCTGGGGTAATTACACCAGAGCCGTCTGATACTAAGGCTCGTGAAACAGTAGTTGCTGCAAGTTTTGTTAGTGCTATTGAGCCTGCTAAATCAGCATTTAAGATCGCGCCCGTAAGAGCAAGCTTAGAATATGCAATCGCAGCACTGGCACTAATGTCGGCATTTAAAATTGCACCAGTAAGCGAGAGTTTACTATATGCAATAGAGCCAGCAAGGTCAGCATTCAATATTGCCCCTGTGAGGGATAATTTCGAGTATGCAATTGAGCCTGCTAAATCAGCATTTAAGATCGCGCCTGTAAGAGCAAGCTTAGAATATGCAATCGCAGCACTGGCGCTAATGTCGGCATTTAAAATAGAGAGTGCTAAATTTAATTTAGAGTAAGCAATCGCTGCACTTGCACTGATAGCAGTATTAGTGAGCCCTGTAATAGTGTTACTGCCTGCTGCAATTGTTTTATTAGTAAGTGTTTGCGTCTGTGTATCGCCAACAACGGAGGCTCCACCAGTCAGCCCATGAACATTCGTAGATGCTGCAATATGAGCATCATTTGCTGCGCCGTCGATAGACAGATCGCGCCCATCAATAGTTACTCCAGAGTTTGCTGTAACATTGCCTGTAAGCAGCGCGCCGTTAATTGTTACACCACTTAAATAAGAGGGTGCTGAGTAAGAACTTTGTCCACCAGCAAAATTGCCAGAGCCTCTAGCCCCTCTGGAGATGCGAGGACCACGCTTTGCTACTACATAAGTAGATGCAGGCTCTAAGCGAGGCTTATCCATTGAATCTTGGACTTTAGCCATCATGCGAGCAAGCTTCGCTTCAAAGAGTTGGCGATTTCTTGCTGCCTCTTCTGGGTTCCTGTTTATGCTACCCCATGCAAGGGATAAAGCGCCATAAAAGAGTACTATCCTATCTTCTATTGGCATTAAGGGCTCGTCGCCAGAATTCTCTAATGCTGCAACTTCTTTTACGTAATCAACCTTAACGATGGTCGAAAGGGTCGAGATGGCCGGGTATACTTTGAATACTCTATAACGATCGCTCTCGGTTTCATCGTCACCGCTTGAAGGATCAAAGTAATCATAAGTTGAATAGCAATATGGGCGGCCTTCGGCTTTAGGCTGGCTAGCCATAAGCTTGCGCATTTCCTGTAAGCCAAAGCCGTCCATTGGAGAACTTTTAAAATCATGCCAAGCCTCTATGGTTTCACGGCAATCCGTTGGAAGTGGTATCGAATCTTTCCAAATCTTAAAGCCGGCAGCGGTCGCTAGCACACCATTAAATTCTTGATCGATTGTAAATGTTGTTGCGAGCGCAGTGTGTGCGGTGATTTTGTAAACTTCGTTAGTGCCATCAACAGAGAAGCTATGATTTAAAAAGCTACCGCTATCGCCGTAAGCACTTGTTGGGGCCACAGAGATAGTTGCTGTTGTTGAGCCTGGCGTGACTGCTACGGTGCCGCCAGTGTAGTAAGCCTTGTGTGTAATTGAAGTGTTGCCATAAAGCCAATACCAACGATTCGCTGGAACGACTTCATCAATATAGATCATATTAATCATACGCTTTATTCTATTAAGCGTATTCGTATCTGAAGCTTGTACTTTAAGCTCTTCTAGGATCGCGGTATAAATGTCGGAAAAATCCGTGAGTTGATATGCTGACATGTTATGCAGCCTCCCCACGTTGTGTGAATACAACGGTTGCAATTGCTCCAGCGGTAATTACAGAAGCATAAACGCCGTCTTGGAACTGTATTGGACATGTGCTTAAATCAATATGGATAGCGTCTTTTGCTACTGCGGCTTTGATTGAGAGTTTTAGGACTCCACCATTAGTTAATCCATCTCGGAGAACTAGGGCGTCGAAAGCGGCGTCAGGTGTAAATACGATGTGGGCTATTTTTACTCGGCCTGTATAAATGAGGCCTGCAGTGTCTACGTAAGCTGAGCTAGATTGTACGGCGTTGGCCATTGTTCACCGCCGTTATTTCGTAGCGGTATAGATGATGATGACTGCGTTATTTGCTAGATTTACATAGAGGCTTGTATTGGTTCGAATATTTACTTGGTTAAAAGTATTAGTATCACTTGCTTCAGACCAGAGTATAGTGCCGCTATCAGAATCAGCTTTAATATTTGCAGTGCCGCTAGACGCGCCTACATACTTGATTGCAGTGATATGAATTGGGCCAGCAATAGTTGTATTGTCTGTGTCGACATAATATACATTTGCGCCTCTACCGTTAGCCATAATTTAAACCACTCCATTAACTTTGTATAAGACAGTAATTCCAATTTGCTGTAGACCCGTTGAGGGCGCTTACGGCATTTCTATTTGAGACTCTAATTTTCACTGTATCAGCTGCGGATACCCATGCAGCTACAACAGCTACTCCTGTTTCCATTGCAGCATCGAGCGGAGTGATTCGAAGCGCATCTGTAGTGCCTGCTCCAGTGATCGTTACTTGAACTGTTTCTTCTGCGTCAGCTGCGGTTGCAGCTAAAGTAACTTCGACAATTCCTTTAATCATTTTTGTAATAGCTGTTCCACTAGTGCCTACAGCAATACTAGTTGTTGCCGCGACAGTGCCCGGAAGTGCAGCAGCGCCTGTTTGCACAAGCGTTCCCGTATTAGTAACGCCTGCACAGGTAATTCTAGATCTTGTAGTAGACATACTAATTAACTCTGAATTACGCAGTAGTTCCAAAGGGAAGTGCTGCCAGTCAAAGTACTAGTATGAACATTGGAAATGCGAATCTTCATTGTGCCTGCGACTGAACACCAAGCTCCAACGATTGCAACGCCAGTTTCCATGCCCGCATTTAGGGGAGTTAAAACAATTACATCAGTGACACCTAAGCCAGCGATGGTAACTGAGATGTCCTCTTCAGCAGCTGCTAAGCCTGCTGCAACCGTAACTGAAACGGTGCCTTTAAGTATCTTTGTAATAGCTGTACCGCCACCGACTGCTAAGCTAGTGGCTGCGGTGACTGCTCCAAAAGATACAGCTCCTGTTTGCACAAGAGTGCCTGTGTTGGTCAAGCCAGCACAGGTAATCCTTGAGATCGTAGTAGACATGATTACGCCCCGCCTGAGGTGCCCCAAGCTGCTAATGCGTGAACTGCTCCAACAACTTCTCTATATCGTGATTTGTACTTGATAGCGTCGTTGTCAAAAGATTCGTCACTTTTTGTTTCCATTGGTTTACGAGAGATAATACGAAGTCCAGTTTCGCTAGAATCACCAAGCAAGAACCAAGAATCAGAATCAGTGATGTGCGGAGAAGAGATGACTTGGATGCCCTCAGAAGCCAGAGAGTTCATGTTGTTGTCCATGCTATCTGCTTTAAGGTCAGATCCTATGATCTCTTTTGCATATCGATAATTAGAGGGATGCACGACTAATTTTTTAGCTTTAGAAGCATAGATTATGCCAGTATCGCCAATAAATTGAGTGTCAAAATCCTGAAGAGCTGAATCTAAATTTGCAGGAGAAAGATCAACGTCTGTGCTTGCGCGATTTCGGAAAGTAAGTCCTGATGGCAACAAGTGAGCTACGTGAAACAGGGCCAATCCATCTGCAACAGTGGCAGTAGAAAAACCGTTGTTAAGTACGTTCATTCCAGAAATTTCTTGGCTTTCTTTTCCAGAGCGTGCCATCTTTCTAACAGCGTCCGCGATGAAATCGAACTTACCATCATCAACTGCCTCTTCAGAAATTGAGAAGCCCAGTCCGTATTTCAATACGGTCATAGTCTTATCGTTTCCTTGACGAGGACGGCTGTATGAATAATCAGTGCCTTCCGCGATTTCTGAGAAGAGAGGCAAATCATGCATCTCTGTTGATTGGTAAATATCTCGATCAGTGCTTACTGTTTTAAAGATCTTTTCTCGGTTATTACCTGCTCGTTGCAGTTCGCTCCAAAAAACTTCTTCCAAAACTGGAAGCATCGTTGAGCCAAAAAGATCGCCATAATTTGCTCTTACAAAAACTGGTGCTGACATATTCTTATACTCCTAGGCTTCCGACGCCGCCGCCTTTGTAAGCGTGGTTATTAATTAAACAAACAACATCAACATCAGCGCCCAAGGCGTTGTTGATCTCTTTAGTAATTCGCAAAACTTTTAGGGGTAAGTTTGAGTCGGTGGCACCAGATGCGTGCGCGATCTCCATCATTGATCGTTGGAAAAGTGTTGAAGCTGTTCCGACAGAGATGTCGTAATTCAAATTCAAATCAGTGGCTGCATCGACTGATGCTCCGTTGACTTGTGCGATGAACAATTGTGTGGGGTCATCAGCGACGAGAACTTTTCCGCCAGAAGCGCAGTAATTCAAAGCTACGCCCATTGCTTGTGCGGCGCCGGCTGCTGCGGGCTCAACTGTTCCATCACTTTTTAGTTTAAGTAGGTCGCCGGGATAGCAAATCGCGCTAGCGTCGTATTCATTACATTGTTTAACTCGACCGTAAGGTTCGAACCCTCGTGGTCTGTCTTGGTTGGCCATCGTAGCCCCTCCTAATTTGGTGCGCGCCGAGAGCGAAATGCCCGCTGACGCGACGTGTTAAGAGGAGTCTACATTATGGAAAGGGACGGGGACGATTAGTCGTCGTATCCTTCGTGAACTTTAGCCTTCGAATCGCCTGTAGATTTAAGCGCACTCTCTAATTGTGCCTTAGACGCCTGTCTATGTGCTTTAGCTGAATGTTGAGTCTTTTGGCTTATTTGAGCGCTTCTACGCTCCTTAATCGCCATTGGTTGAACAGCTAAAAGGGAGTCACCACGACGGATAAAGCCCTCTGGATCTGCATATCCAAAATATTCCATTGAAGAGGTTATTTTTACGTCTGGTTTGTACGGCGTCCACTGTCTAGAATCGTAGCCATAGTTATCTTTAAACTTTTTCGCATTAATCCAGCGGTGAGCCAGATTCTTCTGCTTAATGTCCTCTAAGAGTGCAGGATGAACTGCAAACGGATCTAGTGACATTGCTGGGTCATAGAGGGGAGTAGTGCTTACTGCTTCTTTGTCTTTTAATGTTGGTTTAGTGGCCATTGTTTAACTCTCCGAAGATTCATAGCGGTTCCAAGTTTTTCTGGCCGCTCGTTGTTTTAATCGTTCAACTATTTTTTTATCTTTGATGTTCACGCCTAATCGCTCAGCAAATTCTAATGTTTTCACATCGACATCGCTTGGCCCCGAAGCGCCTTTACGAGCGTTCACGCTTCCGCTTCCACCGCCAACGTAACTGTCGTTGTTATTAGTTTTTCGTTTTGATTTGGGGAGTACGCCAACTTCCGCTGCAGCGTCGCGAACTGCAATCTTGTATGCAGTACTTGTAGCCTTCTCGTGGTCTGGCATGTTTTTATAAATCTCTAACGCCTTAACAGTAAGCTCGCTTGAATTATCATTAAGCTCTGGATACTCACTGATAAGTTGGTTCAGCATCGCATTGTTTTGTTGCTGTTGGTTCAGTGCGCTTCTTACTCGCTCGTCAGCCTTACTGGCCGCACGATCTTCAACCTTCTTCGCATACGCTTTTGGATCACGATATGCTAGTGTCTCTAAATCCTCGTCGTCTGACTGTGAACCACTTGCTGGCTGGTTTCGGCTCTTCAGCTGATTTGTTAGCTCTGTCAGCTGTTGCGAGAGACGTTGATTGTCCTCTGAGAGTTTTTGCGTTTTGCGTGACATCTCTGAGTGGAGATTCTTCACTTGTATTTCGGCGCTTACGGCTGCCGTTTCGTCGCTTGCGGGCGCGGCGCTGCCCTGTTGGTCCTGTTGGTCCATTCATAGTTCCATTGCCCTTTTTACAGCCTGGCATGCTGAGCAAACTATTAAGGCTAGTTCGATGCCTTGAGGGCTTTAATAAAGTTAACTAGTCCTTGCGCGCCCTGCAGCTTCGCAAGTTCTAAAGTAATCAATCGTGAAGAGTTGTTGTCTGGTAAGTTGACGGTTAAAACGCGTTGTTGCTGTCCTTCTAAGTAGACAGGCAATATAGACTTGACCAAGACTTTGAAACCTTCCGAAGTTAAGAGGTCGTTTAAGGCCTCTTGTTCTTCTTCCGTTATTTTTGATTTTATCACGCGGAAAGAATTCTCCGAATTAAGCTGCGCCGCCAGTGACCGCTGGGTTAGCGGCTGCTGGGGCTGTTTGCTGTTGGCTCATTTGAGCGTTGTTTTGCATTTGTTGTGCGTTTGCTTGCTGGGCTGCCATCTCTTGCAGAGCCTTCATCATTTGCTGCGCTTCTTTCATTTTGCGTGCAAGCGATACAGTTTGCTCTTCATTGATGGTTCCTAAAATTTCGTCGTGCGTGAACAAGTACTCCACGTAGTTTACGAAGCCTTCCAAATCTTGCTCAGGTCCGAGCTTGATGTCGATGCCAGCTAAAATACGATTCGCAATTTCCTCAGGACTAAACAATCTAGAGAAGCCTTCAGGTTTTTTAACAAACTTACTAAAATCTTTTACGCCAATAGTTTGTAAATAATTTTTTAGTGCTGCGTAGAATTCGTTTGGAGTAACAATGCCTAACTGAATTGCTAAAGGATTCTGTACAAGTTGGTAAATCTGCTGAGCAGTATCTACTTGGATCTGCTTATTGCTGTTTGCAGAGCTTGGCTCTAATTCAAAATCGAAACTTCCAGCAATTTCCTCTCTAGAACGTACTGTTTTCCAGTAATTTTGGCCGTCGTCACCGAAAAGCCTAAATTGCATTCCAGGCTCGACTCGCTCTTGTAACATCTCGAAAACGCCATGTAAGAGCTTTCGGAAGCCCCTGTTTAAGCGTTTGAGGTATATGTCTAAGTTGGTGTTGGATTCTGAGTTGACGATGCGAGCGCCAGACGCTGTTCGCGCGGCACCCTGAGCGCCTAACACGCCTAAAGACATGTCGCTCACTGAGGTCATGCGTTCAATGTAAGAATAAAGTGCTGCTTCTTCCTGGAAACCAAACGCTGTCCTACTTCCTAAATTAGGAAAGTACACATCAGCCTGTGGATTATCTACAGGGATGAGAGCGCCGGGCTCGAACGGTATACGCTCTTGTGCCATAGAACTAGAGGCGCGATAAAAACCGAATGGCATAGTAGTCATGAGGCCGAAGTCGACCTTCATGTTGTGCATAGCATCTATTTCTTTTGTTAACGAATATGTTAATTCAACTAGGCCAACTGGATTCTCTGTGCCTGTGCGTCTGTGAAAGTCGATGCAAGCAAATGGTCGTTTACCTGATTTACTAACTCTAAATAAATAAGTAGCACGCAGCAGAGCGCGCGAATTCGCAGCGACCCAAACGATAATATCTGAATTAATACCAGAGCCGTCGACGTCCATACGAACGTAAGCTTCAAGGACGCGGTACCTGTCTAAATCGTACGGCACATCTAAGCTACCGTTGCCGCTAATCGAATTACGCTCCATCTTGTTCATGCCTGTAACGTCGCTTGAGAGCATGTCAGCGCCGCCGCCGATTACCTGCTTTACTGCCTCTTCATCAAAGATACCTTTGTCAGATAGTGTCCACAATTCGCTTGCGGTGAGGAACTGTTGGTGGATCACGGAGTCGGCTTTGTCGACGTCGCCGTCGCCGCCAACGATAAGTAAATCTTCTTCCTGAACTAGCTCGACGCTCGGGCCGACGAAGCAAGGGATTACTACTTCTTGCTCTTCATCAACCATCTTGAGTGTTGGCTGTGCTTGTTCCATGCCCTGCTCGTCTACTACGAATTGTGTTGGGCCTGGCTTCTGAACCTGAACTACATCTATGAAGCGTGAATACTTTTGTTCCCAACGATACTTAACGATGCCACGACCGCCGGTCACCCAGTTCCAGATCCAACGATCTACAACTTCTTCGATGCCGGTATGTTCATTGGCCCACTCTTTAGTGGAGTAACGCATTAAATCTTGTACGAGTGGCGCACGGTCCATGTTGGCTTCTTTACGCGCCATCACAGTAAAAGGTGGATCTTGGCTCATGAGGGCGGCGTTCATGCGTGAATGGAATGTACGACAAATGGTGTACGCTACTGGAAGGTGTAAGGTGGAGCTCCAGCTGTAAGGCGCATCATAGATAGGCTCAATAAATTCTTCGAATTCTTGCAATAGTTCACGCTGGGTCTTTAAGCGCTTCGCGCGATTAGCGTTGCCGGCGTTCCAGGTATTTGTAACTATCGACGCAACATTAAGCGCACCAAGCTGCTTGGCTAGCTTTTTAGGAATTTGGTCGCGTAGGGGCGCTTCAGGTATCTCGCCCTTCAGAGTATGCTTGCGGCCCTCTAAGGCCTCTTTGTCATCTTTCATGTTTCCGTTCCCCGGCCCGTCGGAGCGGGCGGTGTTAGTTTATCAGCTGGAAAGCAAGGCGCGTACGCCTCCTAAAAGTCGTCAAAATCGTCCTTAGGCTTACGGTCGCGCTGCCATCTAGCCTCGAAGGTGCCTTGCTTGCGCTGCGGGCCCCTCCACTCTGAGCGACCGCCAGCTGGCCTAATTACTCGGCGTTTGGCTCCCTCGAATGTAAGATTCGTGGCTAGTGCATACTTTAAACAGGCTAAGTAATCGCGATTAGATATTTCCAACTTCGGTTGGTAGACTTCGCTGCCCTTAATGGGTTTCCAAGCTACCTCTTGTATGTCGTGAACGATGC